TCAGAAGTATCGCTGAGATCATTGTAATCACCTTTACCTTCATCATCTGGAGCTTGAGGATGGTATGGTCTTATTCTTGAAACAGATTGAATAAAACCAGGTTCTTTATCCAACGCAGGCATTCCCATAAATATATCTTCATACAATGTTATACCATCGACTTCAGTATTCCTAAATATTCCAGGCATAATATCTTCAATAGATTTGACATCTAAACTATTTTGATCTTCATCATTCAAGACTTTTTTCCAAACTAAATCATCCTTAAACAATAATAATTCATTGTCAGTCTTTTCAGGCCCGGTTGTTCCTGTTTGCCAACCGTTATTTTTTTCTCTTTCCGTCTCTCTTCTCATATAAGGGTAAAGAGCATCTTCCGATGCATAAACATAACCATTTACAGCATTTGAATACTTTACAGAACTTACTGTACCAGCAATACTAGGTAATGGTGTAGAAGCAACTGAATCCCAATCGTTAATGCCGTTCCACTTCCATTGTCCTTCAGGACTCAATTTTCCTTTTTTTGTCCCCTTTACATTATCGTTTTCTAAATTTGGTTGTACATTAGGTGACCATTCAATTAAATCTTTATCATAGTTAATGTCAGAAATTACCCAAGCGCCAAGTCCTCCTAATCCAACAATATTAGCTGTCGTGTCACCTTCTGCGTAATCAAATAAAACATCATTAAAATCAACACTAATTTTATTAGCAATAAAAGCTAATTTGTTTTTTATTTCAGTTATACTTCCTGGTGGAATTTCTTCAATTGAAGCTGCTCCTGCTGCTGTGTTAGGAATAAAATTCACTGGCTCAGCAGGTTTTGTTTCTTGTGGTGGTGGTTGAGTAGGGTCTACAAATCCCGCCGGTGGTTCTGTAGGTTGTTCTTCAGTTTTAAATCCATTCTTAAACTGAAGACCAGCAACTATCCCCTTATTTGCAACAGTGCTTTTTACATCAAAACTTAAATTTATCTCATCTTGCGTAGTAACTCCGTATGAAGCTAAAGGTTGTATTGTTTGAACTATACCCAGCCACCTTTTAGTATCACCTTCATTTGAGTCGTATCTTACAGTTCCCTTAATGTTTGGTATGAAACTATTTCTAAATTGTTGTTCAAATATCTCGTTGGTATCAGGAAACTTCATACAAGTACCGCCAGTTTTTCCTTCACCTCTTACCCACTTTGCGTGATACCCAAAAGCAGCTGTTCCTCTATGTCTACCGTATCCGGCAAATGCATTAAATCCATTAGTCCAATTTTCAACCTCTACAGCATCATTATGTAAAGTTGTGTCCCAAGGTTCATTAGGTGTTACCGGATTACCAAAGTTATCAGTAGAAAGTATTTCACCACTTGGATTGTTAATAACATTAACATTAGTTTTTTTAGGAACGACAATCTCTTCTACTTTATAAACATTTGGTATATTTAAAGTACCACCTAACATTTTCTCTGTAAAATTAAAATCTGTACCTGAGATTGTAATCTCATTCGTAGTTCCGCTATTATTTTTGAAATTAACAGTACCATCTACTTCTCTCACTCTTATAGATTCTTGTACTTTTATAAACTCATCAACGTAAGAACCTTGTATATTTTTTGCTTTTAATCTTACTTCTGTTCTACTTGGAGATATAGCATCAATCTGATATTTTAAATCTTCTATAGCTAGTTGTTCTACTCCTGTTGGATTATCTAAATACGATTGTTCATTCGAAAAGAACACCTTTCCGTCTTCCGTTATATGTATTTCCGCATCATTTGGTACAATATCACCTTCAAATCCTTCTTTAGTTCTTAATAATACAGCCCTGTCATCACCAGCCAACTTTCTAAAAAAGTTATATTTTACACTAAATGTACCACCTGTAAATCCTAAATTTCTTATTTCACTTGCAGGAAAGAAATTCAAATCGTAATTAGAGTCAATACTAAATTTGTCAAGATTTGTTAAATTTTTAAATTGAATTAAATTTTCAGATTCATCATATAATTCAAAATAAATGAAGTCATCTGATTTATTTAAAAAGTAACCATCTTCATAAGGCTTATCACCGACTCTTTTTTGTTTGAAAGAATTTAATAATTTCCTATCTTTTTCTGATAATTTATATGACATTACAGTTCTCTAAAATCTCTATCAAGTATATCATTTATACTGTCACCATCTTTTAATTGATCGACTATTGTAGAATGAAATACTTTCGAATATACATCTTCAAACAAAGTTTCTCCTATTGGATTTTCAAATATTAACAAGTTACCTTTTTCATCTCTTACCGAACTTTTGTTATTTGTATTGTAGTCATCTATATAGGCTTGTCTAATTCTAAGATATTCATCTTCATCGGCTGAAATTAAATTTTGGTAAAATACTAAATTATTTAGTTCATCTACTTTATAAGGCATTTTTTATCTCACAACTTTAAATACAAAATCATCATCGTAATATTGTATGGTTTCATCAACTGTATTACTACCACTCACAACTTTAAATTCAAATTTATAATATCTTTCCGATTGTAAACCGTTCATCCAAAAATTAAAATAGTTTCCTGTTGAATCACAACTTATCATTGAACCTGTACCATAAGGTATAATAACATCTTCAGTCTGAGTGTCCCTTACTGAATAGTAAGCCCCATCACCACCTATGTTTTCTACACTTCCACTTGGTAGGTATTTTACAGTTAAATATTCAGAAGCAGTATTGGAAAAAGATTTAGTTGGATATCTTCCTCTACCAACAACTCTAAACTTTACTTTAGATTTCTCTTTATATTCAGGTCTTAAAGATTTCATATAAAAAACTAAATCTTCCAATTCTGTTGATGATAGTGAGCTTAAAGAACCTGTACTAAATTTTGTATCATACCACTCAACTTCTAACTTTGGTGGATATATTGTATGTGTTTGTCTTGAAAAGAATTTGAAATTACCTAACCTATCTGTACTTCTCTCATCAGTATTGATATCTTGATTTTCAAAGCTACCACTTCTTTTAATTATAAAACCTTCGTTTGGATGAGTTCCATCTAACCATTTATTTACAACAGGAGTTACATCCATTCTCATATCAGATGTTTCATATTGAAAAGATTGGGAACCGAATGATGAGGTATACCAAGAGCCACCTTCATTTTCTCCTGAAGAACCACTCCAAAATGATTTTTGTGTTAAACCATCTCTATACTTCCAACTAGCACCCTCTAAAGTTCCGGGATCATCGTGAGCAGTTCCTTGCCCTTCAAGCCAACTACCACTTATAGGATAAGCATACAATGATTGAGATGTACTCAAATTTTCAGATTTAGCATCATACATATTTAAATAATATTTTGGATTTGTAATAGTTCCATCTACAACTAATTTTGAAATTTCATTAAGATCAAACTTCATTAGAATACGAGAAACTCTTATATTACCACCTGAGGTACTCATATCTTTTCTGATTTCTAATATTTGATCTAAACCAGCATTTGAAGAACCACTTGCTTGATAAATAGTTGTGTCTATATCAGGAAAAATAAAATAATTCATTAGTAACCTCCAGCCGAATCACCGACAACTCTTCCTTGAATGTCAGATGAAAATTTTAGTTCAAAACAACTTGGGTCTAAAGATGGAAAAATAATTCCTTCTTTAGTTGCAGCATTTATATCGTATAGATTTCCAGAATAACCATCGGATTCTTTATATTTGTTAGTTATAGAAACTGGAAGATTATTAGGATTGTTAGACTCTGGTGGAACTACAGCAGATACTCCATCACATAGAGATATTTCATATGCTAAATCAGCTAGTACGATTGGTTGACCAATCTGCCACTTATCAATATCAAAGAACTCTTTAACTTTTTGTATCGTTCTAAGAACAACTTCTTCTTTATTATAACCTACCTTAGTCAGTAAATCAAAATCAACTCCTATATTAATTACAAAAGCATCTTTTATATTTACAGCATCTGTAACCATTCTAAATTGTGTTAGGTAAGTTTGTATATTTTCTTTAACTGCTTGATTAATTATTGATAATTTTTTATTGGAATCATATCCCAGCACATATAAGTTAAGAGCTAGTGGATTTTCAATTGTATTAGTGTTATTTTGATTAACAGAATTATTAGCATCTAATTGTGAGTCTTGTACAATGTAAGCTTTAGCCACGTTACCATATCTAGCAGGTAACGCGTAAACTCTTGTAATGTAATCTTGTTTAGTAACTGCTCTTTGTTGTGCTTGAAAGTAAGCTAATGTATTGTTTTTAACCTCAATAACACTTTCAGCACCCTTACCTCCTGAAGCAGGTAGAGGATTATTTATAGCTATTGAATTTCTAGTAGAACTTACTAAAGTTGCTGATAATCCTGTTTCATCTAAAATAACTCTCGAAGATTGTATTGCTCTAATACTGTTTGATACAACATTGTGGTCTACCCCACCCCCATATCTGTATGTAATTGTTAATTGAGTATTGGATGGTGCTTGTCCGTATGCTTTAGTAGAAAGAAAATTAGAGGGATCAAGAGCTTGACCTAGCTTAGATGGTGAACCTGGTAGAGAGGAACCAACATTATCTGGATTTGGAACTATCTCTTCATCAGGACTATCTGATACTCCAGCCCCAAATCTCAACTCTGTCTTACCATCTTCTCTGATAAATGTTGTGAATCTTCTTGATGTTTTCAAAAGTTTTAGTAAGTAAGGAGCTTGATCTGAATAGGTATGAAGTTCATCGTCATTCTCAGACGTATTTTCCATATCTGTAAATACTGTATCTTGAGCTAAAAATGGAACTTCGTACCAATCATTACCATCACTATCTTTACAAGAAATTATTTCTGTTACGTTTGAATTGGCTAAAGCTATTCTTTTATACTTTTCAGCAGCATTAAATGTAAAAAAATCTGTAGCAATTTCTCCACTAGTAACTTTACCAGTTTTTTTAAGTAAGTATGTTACAGGAACAACGTTTGATTCATATATAGTAGTATCCTTTGGTTCTGAAATGCTTTCAAAACTAAAATTACAATCTTCTTGTAAAGTAAAAACTATTCCTGTATCCGATTCTACTTCCATACCTTCTTTGACAGTAAAAGCATAATTCAAATCAGGAGCAGTAACAGTATCAGTTCCTGTTCCGCTTACAATAGCTGGAACAGTTTGATATATATCTAATATTGTTGTTGACGGTGTTGCCAATTTAGGTTTATATCCTAAAGATTGTGCCATATTGTAAACAGTTCTTTTTTCCTCAGCAAATGCAAGTAGACTTTCTTTAAATTGGTTATCCACATAATAAGATAGAACATCTCCTACATATGACGCCATTTCAATAAACATCATGCCAGGAGAAGATTCGTTAAAATCATTGTATTCTCTTGGAAAATATATTTTAGTAAATTCAATTAAATTATCTTTAAAAGATTTAAAATCTTTATTTAGATACCTAACTTCTTTTACTGATTTTTTAGGTGTAGAATATGGCATTATCTATCTCCGTTTATTCTTAATTATTAGAATAACTTTTTGTATCTATTGTTAACTTTTCAACATTAGTTAAATCTGTATTTAAAGAAAAGTGTAATTCGATATTCACTAAATTTTTAGTATTTTCAGAAAAGTTAATATCAAGCTTTACAATATTTACGAAAGGTAAGAATTGGCTTACAGAGGAACGAATTGATTCTTCTATTTTACTTTCAACATCTTCTTCTTGTTCAAACAAAACATTGATTAAATTTGATCCAAATTGTGGATTTCCAAGCCTTTCACCTTTTTTTGTTAATAAAAGATTTTTAATGTTATACTTAGATTGTTCTACAGAAGTTTTTGTTCTACTAAAAAATCCACTACGATTATGATCTAACGGTAGTTTTAAACCAATGTAAACATCTTCATCTAAATCTTTTTCAATTACACTCATTACTTATTATCTCTCTTTTTTAAAGCTTTCATTACTCCACTGTAATCCTTTGTTAAATCTTGCATCACATCTTGAACTGCTTTATTTGATGTATCAGCACCAGCAGCTTGTGCGGTTTGTATAGCTGCAACTTTCCTTTTGTCTTCAGCATTACCCATCATATTTCCATAACCCATAGCTTCAGCCATTCTTGTACTATCAAAAGTTCCACCACCCATTGTTGGATACTCATCCATTTCTCCAGCATTAGCTGTTTCATTTAAAATATCATTTAATACAGGATTTTTTGTATATGAAACTTTTTCTTTAGGTTTGGGTTTTCTTTTAGGAAGAACCTCTACAACATTATCTTCTACTAAGGTAGCTTGTTGAGCCATAGACTTCATTCCTTCCTTAATAAATATCTGTTTAACTTCTTTTTGTACTTCCTGTCTAACTATTTCTTTAATTAAACTAACTAATTTTGATGTTTTAGCCATAACTAACTCCTTACTGTTTTATATAAATATACTAAGATAACATTTCTCTTCTTTCTTTCCTAATTCTTTTAGCTTCTTTTATTTCATTGTTTAACTTTTTTAATTTTGATTGCGTTTTGTCTATGAAATCATCTAAATTTTCTAAGATTTTTGGAACTACATCTAACTCTTTTTTGACATCCTCAAGTTCTACTCCAACTTTATTAATTATTTCTTTCTGAACATATGCGGCAGCAGCGGCTGCTGGATTTAATGATGAGGCTATGGTAGAAGCTTTCTCTGCAATTTCAGCAGCTTTCTTACTGAGGTCTATAGATTTCCTCGCACTATCAGCTGTTTTTACTGTATCATCTACCACTTTTTTAGCTTTTTTAAAATCACTTACTAATTTATCTATATCACTAATTGCTTTTCCAACATTTTCATTACCTGAACGAACTTGCTGTATTAACGAATCTACTTTATCATCTACTTTTTCACGTCGTTTATTAATCTCTGTCTGTATAAGTTTTCTTAGTGCATCAGATGTTTTACTCATTTACAATCTCCTTATATTATGTGTAAGAAGCTGTTTCAGAATCTGGTTCATAATATATTTCTCCTGCTTCACTATCTGCTGAAACATTTTTGTCATTAGCTATTTTAACTTTATTACTTAAAATAGATGAAATTTTTGGTTCTAAATTTTCCATAAGTTCTTTAAACTCAACAGCTGCAGCTGAAATTTGAAGTGGTCCGACATTCTTAGAACTTAATTGATTAGCAAAAGTTTTAAGATTTGAAAATAATGATTCAAATAATTCTTCTAATTCTTGCCCCTTTACTGCAGGATTTTGACTATCAGAATCTCCTAAATTTATAGTACCATCACCCTCAACTTCAATATTGACAGAGGTTCTTGAACTTAGGTTTATATTTCTGCTTGCTAACATATGAATATCACCACTTGATTTATTTATAGTACCATCACCTTTAGCATTAAAAACTAGCTTATCAGAGTTTATGGTAACCATATTTCCATTCATTATATTGCCTATATTTGGAGGCCACACTTTTGATGGAGCAGCTGGTGATAAAACTTCTCCTGGTTTCTGAGTTAATCCTGAGGTAATAAAAATTGAAGAGCCATCATCATTGATGTTTTGAAAATGTGGAAAATTATCATTATCTGATTTATTTTTATCTAAAAATTGTTTATTTGTTATTTTAATATCAGGATTTATAAATAGTTTATCACTACCAAATTTTATTGCTTGTCCAAATCTACCATTTAAAACTATATCTCCTTGTTCTCCTAATATTCCTCTATTATATTTAGTACGTTGTTCTAATACTTCATCTTCTCCAGCTTCTCCTACTGCTCTGTTTATATTTACACTATTTCTTAAATTTAAAGGAAAATAGTAATAGTATTGTCCACCGTGTTTAGCAACATTAACCACTTCTCCTTTTGTTGGGTATACTGTTATATGAGAAGAAAGTGGTTTAATATATTCGGCAATCTCATCTCCTTTATTTTGACTATAAATAAATGTAGCCTTTATAGTTCCAAAGTAAGAATAATCTATTATGTTCTCATTATTAGAGTTATCTATGGTTGGAAAGTCAGGATCATTAGGATTGACATAGACTTTTGTTACTATTGCTGGTTCTAATTCATAAAACTCTGATATTTGGTCTACATTCTCATTTATTATATTATATACATCATTGTAATTTGTATAACCTGTTTTGTCAACACGTCTATTTAAAATAGTTTTTGCTTTACGATATGCCATTAATTTTCAACCCTCTTAATGTCATCTGCTATTTCGTCTGAATGACTTTGTAAGTCTGTAGCAGCATCTTCTATAGCACCCAATAATTGTTCTTTTTCAGCATCCGATAAACCGAACTCTTCTTCGGAACCACCTTTGCTTTCAGCGGCTATTATAC